ATTCACGAATGCGGGGGTGATAACGCTCTGAACATCCAACCGGAAGCAACGCCCCAAGCCCATTTGGTCATGCGCACCCATCACCCGATACCAGTTGCCATTGAATAGCAGGTAATCGTTTTCCGTTATGGCATCAAAGGCGGTTGCATCGCACAAGTAAAAGCACGGCTGGTCAAGCGTATCACGCTGCAAATAGTCCTCAAAAGGCGATGAGGTCTTATCGTCCCATTTGCAGGCAACGCCTATTTGCGCAGGCACGGGGAGTTTTATTTCGCCGCCAGCCTGGTCCCGATCATCGGCAGCCGTTTCCTTGTAGTGGTCAAAGGAATCAATCATCAAGTGCGTGGGCTTACGGCTGGTAAACATCCTTACGCCCTCCGTGACTTGTAGGAATCCAGTATCCGCCTATCGCCCATCGTGAGTTTCTCGGGCGCGAAGAATGTATAACTCCAATCGCCCAACCTTTCTGTTTGGACTTCCTTGCCGCCGTTGAATGCCGCCATCGCCAGATTCGCCATGACCATGCAAATATCAGAGGGTATGACTGAGAAACCAGCAGTGTAGGTAATGAGGGCGCGGAAGTCCCGATACATATTGAGCGGAACGGCGGTAGGTGTTGAGTAGCCCGTTGCCAAACCCAACGGCAACATACTCCAGATAATGCCCGATGGCTGAACATCAAACGAGCCTACATAATCTTCCCACTGGGCAAGCGTTGTGGGGCTTGTCCCCGAGCAAGTTCCGAATTGAGGCGAGACAATATCCGCACTGGGATAACTGCCGTGGTAGGCATCCATTCCAGCCGTATAACCCGCTACCGCATTGATGGCGGCAGCAAGAGCGTTAAGCGTTGGATACTGGGCATAAGTTAAAGCGGTCGTGCTTTGCACGCCATTCGCAATGCTCATCAAGGTAACGCCCGTAGGCGTCGTGGATACGGTCGCAACCTGCGCAGAACTCGCAACCGTAAGCCAGCCCATATTGAAGAACTGGCAACGTAGGATCTGCTGAACAGGGAATTGCTTGAGAATTACGCTGCCATCCTGCCGAACGGTTTGCTGTTCAACGTAGGTGCCCTGAGAGATTTGGCGATGGCAGTAACGCTCAATGAATTGCTGGGTTCCCTCAAGGATAAGGCAAGCCCGTTCCTTATCTGCATCGGCAGAGAGATTCAGGGGGGCAAGTAGTGGGTTGGTATATTCAATCCAAGTCATGCGGAGAACCCTCGGTATTGGGCAATATGCGATTCCTGGCGGTAATCCGTGCCTGCTACCTCGGTCGCCGTGATTTCCAGCAAGTAGGCGGTTCCCTCGGTGAGCGTTGAGGTAATTGCGGCGGGAATGGTGCCAACGTAATCCCCATCCGAGTTTGCCTCGTAACTCAGGGAGAACGTGTAGGGCGTTGGGGCTTGCAGAGTGGCGGTTATCGCGGCATCATTCACGTATGCTCCGGTAATGCTGTTTTGCAGCCCACTCCAAGTGACGATGGTATCAGAACCTATGTAAATCATGCGTTGAGCCTCTCATCTATCTACGCCTGAGAGGAAAAGAAAACGCCCAGAGGTTTTTCCTCTGGGCGCTTCTGTTTCGATCCGATATGCCTTGCGGCAACTATCAGGAAGTTTGCGTATCTAACTGGACGAACGGCGAAACCGTGCCACCGCCCAACAACTGCACTGGGGCAGTAAGTTGCGGCATACCCATCGCCAAAGTGGTCATGCGATAGGTAGTCAAATCGCTCGGGAACGCATAGTGCGGGCTTGCGTCCACAACGATGTTCTTATTCAGAGCAACGATGTAAGCGGTCAAATCCGCCAGCACCACGTCACCGATGTTGCCCAGAGAGGGCAGGCATTCGGTATCGATCACCGGCAAACCAAACAAATAGGGCTGGGGCTGTCCGGTAGCCGAATTGCCCAACCATACGAAGTGGGCTGCGGCACCGCCGGTGCTGCCCAACATTGGGAGTTGCGCCCAAACGGAAGGATTGATAAACCAGCAGGCGCGCTTGCGGGACTTGGGAGCGAGTTTCGCCCACATATTTGCAATGTCCAAGAGGCTTACCGCACCGTTGGTTTGGCGCAATACCTTGATGCTGGCGTTGTTATTGATGATGCCGTTGAACGGCAACTGCCCAGTTCCAGCGCCTTGGAACACGTTGTAATCGTAATCCGTAATCATCGCGCCGCGCAAGTCCTTGCCTACTTCACCCTCAACGCTGATGGGCGACATAGCCAACATTTCGTTGGTCACCTGAGTGACGGCGATTGCCTTCTGAACCGTCCAAGTGAGTTGCTTGAATGCAGGCTGGGTATAGGTGCCTGGTGCAACGCCTTCAGCCACCCACGTAACACTCACGCCGCCGAAGAATGCGGAGAGTCCTGTTGCTCCACTTGGCGTAATCGTTTGGTCAAGAGCAGGCTTGTTCACCACGCGCCCTTCGCACGGGATGATACGAACCCTATCAGGGAACGCAACCGAATCATAGCCCTCAATGCGCTCCAGTTCGTTGATATACTTGACCGGAACCAAGAAACCGCCAGCCGTGCCAACGGATTGCTCAAGGAAGCCCTTGGGAATACCTGCATTGTGCTTTTCAATCAGGATATTGTGAGCCTTCTGCTTGGCATCGGGCGTGCTGTTAGCCGAGCCAGTAATACCCACGCAAGTCCAGAAGCCTTCACCGGGCTTGTCCTCATCGTGACTCTTGGGAATAGCAGGGCATTTCACTTCGCTCTTAGCAATGCTAATGCTCAACTCATGCACCAACTTCTCATCCCGAGCCTGCAATGATTTCTCAAATTCCTTGATGGTTTCGGAAACCGGATCGGTTTCAACAGCCTTAGCAAGTCCTGCCTCGACCCACTGCTTTCCAGTAGCAGCATCCAACTCAACCTTTTCGCCCATTGGCTTGTTGTCCCAAGCCTTGAGCATTTCAACCCAAATCTTATCCATAGTGGTAAACTCCACAAAAGAAAACCTATTGGTTTCGTGGAGGTCTTATTTCCGGTTCTGAAACCTCTGGGCATCGCATAGCGTGCCGATGAGGTGCTAACCGCAATAGATCCAACCTCGGAACAGGCTCAACCAGCCTCATCAACAAGAGGCAGGGAACCCACTCGCATTTATCTACGCACGAGGTTGGCGTTTTTTATGCGGGACAAACAAGGAACCCTCCGGGGCGCAAAGAATTGAGGAGATATTGTTGCCCCAGAGGGTTCTTGTATTAGGCTTGTCCTTTCAGCATCCGCAGAATATCACTGGGCTTGGCTGCATTGTCGATAACTGCCTGCAATTCCTTGCGAATATCAGAGAGTGACCGGCAGTATTCTGGTTGGCGAATCCTCTGGGGTTCGGGTTCGGTCTTGAGAACCCCATGAGGATCAATAACAGCCTGCGGATTGTCCAGAATATCGTTGAACTGCTTGGGAATAGGTATGCCGCCATCGCCCCACTCAATGCAATCCTCTTCCGCTTCCCATGCCTTGCCAAGCCATGCCTTTGTCTCGGGCGCACACTTGGCAACAGCCAACGCAAGCGCCTCGGGATTGCAGGGAATTGAGCATACGGAGAACTCCAGCATTTCCCATACTCGGTGAACCATGCGGCACGATGCCCAATCAGGGCGTTCGGCGATTTCCTGCGCAGTGGGCGGGCTGCTCTGAATCGGGTTGAGGTTGATGCTATGCGCCTTGAGAACGCCATCTTGCAACAGCCCGAAAATATCTTTGCCGAGTTGGGTTTTATCCGTGAGCCGATACTTGGCAACGAGCCTATGAGGTTCAGCCTTGATCCAAAGGCAACTGCCGATGGGCAGGAATGTCTTGCGGTCGTGAGTCCAGAGGACGATAGGGTTGCCTTGAAATTGCGCCTTGCGGAGTCCTTGCGGCAAGACAACCTCCCCATCCCTATCCACGCAATCCGTTGAGATAACGGCAATGACCGTGTTTTGTTCGAGTTTCTGAATTTCAGCCTGATAATCTTTGGTAATGCTCATTTCAATTATTTACCCAGTAAGGGAGGCATTTTCCCAGCAAGGATTGCCCGCAACTCTGCGCGATGCTCGTCAAGCACCCTTTGCAGGAACGGGCGGGGCTGCATCTTGCTCGTGCCGAGTTCAAGGAACTTGGAATAAATGGCGTTGGTGCCTACTCTGGCAATCAGTTTTTGCCCATCAACCTCGTGGGTTATGCTTCTGCGCAGGTTGCCGGTTTGCAGGTGGGGAAAATCGCCGGATTGCGATGGCTCACAGTTCGCCCGAACGAACCTACCGCCGCTATCCCTTCCTGATAGCGGCGCGCCCTTGACCCCAAGAGCCTCTTTCACCTTGCCCTCAAGATAGATTGCGGCACGATTCAGGCGCTTTACCTGCTCTTGCCGGAAGTTCTCAAGCCACTTATCGCCATACCACGCCAAGCCCATTATTCGCCCTCGGTTGCTGGTTGCTGCTCTTGTTCGGCAGGCTTGTCCTCTGGCAGTGGCTCGGGCTGTCCCTCATCCATATCCGCCAATACGCTTTCCATGGCGCATTCGCAGGCGGGATGAATGGGAACGAGTTTGTCTTGATACGCCTCGGGCGCGTCCTCATCGTGCATGAAATAGCCATCTATCGGAATCTCATCATCCGCCAATGAGAGGCAAAGGCTGCAAGCGCCCGTGCTGGGCAGCAACTTAAAGCCCTTGACCACGCCAGAGGCTTTTGCCGCCTCCTTTTGCCCCTCGTGGTGAGCGCGGCTTGATTCAGTTTGGGCAATCAGCCCAGCGCGCTCATCCGATGCCCGAGTAAATACGCCCTTGACCCTCTCGACCAGGTTGCTCATCCGGTCGCCCTCAACAAGCCCCTCCTCAATGTCCTTGCGGAGTTCGTCAAGTGCCTTATTGAGTTCCTCAGTGGTCGTGGCGTTCGTGGATTCGCAGAACTGCATTGCAGCCTTACGAGCTGCCTCCGCCACCTTTGGATTATGAACCGAGAAAACATCGGGGCTTATGCCAGCCCTTGCAACCAAGTCCTTTCCCTCTTCCTGATAGGCTTTATGGGCGGAGAGTTCTACTACCGGTTGGCTCTTGTGATAGAGTTCCAAATCGGCTTGCTTGAGGTGGAGGAACTTGCTGGGCAACTGCCCATCCCCAGCAGCCTTGCCGCCAGCGCCCAAACTCTTGAGGCATTTCTCACGCTGCGATGCAAAGAACTCTTTTAGGCATTTCGCCAACTCATCGCCCGTTGGCAAGAGTTTGGAATGCCCAGTGAAGTCCTTGCGAACGCCCCCACATTTCCCGCAAGAGCAGGCTTTCTCTGCAAAAGGTTCGGGTCGAACCATTTCGCCCTCGTCCTCTGCGGTTTCGGGTTTGGGTTCGGATTTTTCGCCGGTCGTGCCGATAAGCGCCTCTGCCTCATCGGGCGAAATATGGTAGAAGAGGCTGAACATTCTCACGGCGGTCTCACGGGCAATTTGCCCAGCAGCAAGAGCCTGCAAAATCTCCAACGCCCCCTGAATGCCGCCCACCATGCCCAGCAAGGCGCTTTCCTGCTTGGTCTCTGCCGAAACCTCTGGGGCTGGCTCTTCCGCAGTTCCGCCCTCGGTCTCAACCTCTGGCGCTTCTGCCTCTGGCTCTTTCGCCTCGGGTTGCTCGGCAGGCTCGTCCTCTGGCTTGGCTTGGGAATACATTCCGGCTGGCTCATCGCCCCATTCGGCAGGCTCGTATCCGTAGATTGCCCGTGCTTCATTCGGCGTAATGATGTTTCCTGTGACCAGTTTCGTTGTCTCTTCCAGAACTTGCGTCTTGTTCTTTACCGAAGGATCATCGTAAGCCAAAATCAAATCCCCAGTATCATCAAACAACGGCACCAAGTAGGCGTTGAGCGCCGTTTGGTTGTGGCGGATTCGGGGAATAATTGCTTGATGAATCCACTGCTCCAAGACCGTTGCTTGAACATCGTATTGGCTACCTGCCATTGATGCGAACAACTGGTAAGGAACGCCGTGGGCGTTCATTACGTCCAACCGCGCCCCATCCTTGACCTTGAGTTGCGAAAGGTCACGAGGGCTATAGGTAATGGGCGTAAATGAGGCATCGCCATCCAGCACGAGGAACGAACCATTGCCAGCCCGCCGCAACTTGGAGTTGATACGCTGTTCCCACCGATCCGCCTCATCATCGCCGATACCGCCGCCTGCATCGTCCTTTGGCGAGAAGATACCAGAGATTCGCCCCTCATTGTCCAGCATTGCCGCCTCAGTAGCGGAATACTTGTTAGTGATATTGAGTTGCTCAAAGACCGAGAACAACGGGCTATAAGGCTCAAAGTGGTTGCGAGGATTGCGGAACGCCAGCAGGGGAATTACATCATCCAACTTATACACAATAACATCGTTGCCCTTGCCGTATTCGTAATGCAGAGGCACGTTGTTCTCATCGTCGTAAATCGTGCGGAGATACTCGGGATAGAGCAGGTAGAGTTCCTGCGGAACGCCCAGCCGATTCTTAGCGACATACCAGTAAGCCCCGCCGATAGTCCACTGATAGATTTCCGTGAGGAATGCAAAATCCGTCCAAGTAAGATATTTGTTTGGGCGGTCAAGCAGGTTGCATAGCGGATGGTTGGTGAGTTCCTCAAGGCGTTCGCCATCGGCAACCCGCGCCTTTGTAATGCCGTTTGTAAGCCAGTTGGAACGCGCATAATCAACGCTCTTGGTTTTCCAGTCCAACGCCCTCTTTTCCCTGGTCGTGCTGGTCTTGCGGTAGAGGCGTAATGCGGTGCCGGTGACTTTGGCGGCGTTGAGATTCGCGCAGCAATAGGCGATGCCCTTGTATTCGGAAAGCAACTGGTCACGATTTGGCTTTTTCTGCTTGTGCCACTGGTCCGCAAAACTTCCGGGCAAATCGATGCCGAGTAGCGCCCTGCTATCAATCACCTTTTCAATAGGCTTGCCGAATTGGTCTAATATGTTGCTCGTGGTTTCACCCCGCATCAGAGTTCCTCAGTGAAAAGAAAATCGTTGAGCGGATGAATCCAAGTGTTCCCCCACTCATACCGCTCTTCACGCTTCGGCGCTTCAGGAACGGTATCGGCGGGCTTGCGGGCTGTCGTGCCTGCTGGCAATGCGCCCGAAACCAACGAATTGTAGAGGGTGAGATTGCCCTCAGAACTATTGTTACTCCGCTTTGTCGCCATGCCTTATCTACGCTTGGCGATAGCGTTTATAGGCAGGCTCACTCATCCTCTGAGAGTTCCATCCGGCGATTGCGGTCTATGCTCATCACGAGATACCGCAGAGCATCAAGGGCATGGTCATCGCCCACCATATCGCCATCGCCCTTTACCTCATCATTCTGGTTGGTGGAGTAGCGGTAATTTTCCGCCTCAAGCAGCAACATCGGGCAGGCACTTACGCCCTTTATCTTGGCAATCTTGAGTTTTCCCCGTTTGATGCGTTGATGCACGAGGTTGATTCCGTGAGCAATACTCCCAGCCCCCTTGAATGCAGGCTTGACCCTGAACCCGAGTTTTCTCAATGCCTTGATGGATTCGGGCTGGGCTGAATCGGCGTAGTATTGCGGTTCTTTGGGGAGGTTGCTGGCGTGAACATCCAATGTCTTGCGGCGGATGTAACGCTCAAAAATCACCCATAGGCAATCATCGGAATCAAGAACGCCTGCCAACCCAACAAACGGATCGGCGAAACCCCAGTCCAAACCGCCCACGAATCTGCCAGCAGGTATTGCCGTAACATCCACCACGCAAGCCGATTCCATATCTGGGTAAACAAGCCCAGCAGCGCGGCAGAACTCGCCGCAATACGTCATGCGAAATTCGTGGGCGGAGTTCTCTGCCTCTTTCTCTCGGAACTCGTCCTGCGAATAGGTTGGGTTGAGCGTAGAGGGAAACTGCCTAACGTAATAGTTCTTGTCCCCTGCCTTGTGCTTGGCGTAGAAATCCTTGTAGAGCCAACCGAAATCATAGGGAGTGGTCGTGACCAGCACGCGCCCACGGCGGAAAGAAACGCGCTGCTTGACCGTAAGCCACGCATTGCGAGAGATAAGCCCGCCCTCATCAACCCATGCGGCATCGGCAACAACGCCTTGTATGGACTCCGGATTATCGGCAGTGCCAAAGTAAATCTTGCCGCCAGTGGGGAGGCGATATTCCGAGGCTGCTGAAATGTAAACGCCCTCAAAATCCGTCCCCTCAACGGTCTCTTTCCACACTCTGAGGGTTGCTCGGTCACGAACCTTGTAGGAAGGCGTTACAACCAGAAAGATTCCATCGGGCTTTTTGGCGATTTCCAGCATGAGCCACAACGCCCCCGCCGCAGTTTTCCCGCCTCCGGTGCCTGCGATGATGGCGTTATAGCGGGCTGGCGATGCCAGAATATCGCGCTGTCCAACGTGAATTGGGAAATGCTTGACTAACTGCCCATCCTTGTCCCTATACCGTTCGCCCCACTTCCTCATGCGCCTCCGGTAGGGTTCGGAATGAACTCTATACGAACGATTGCCTTTTCGCTGCCCCCTTTCTCCTCAGTTTCCTTGCGATATAGCCAGCCGAGATCCTTGAGGACTTTCACGGCATCGGTTTCCATCGCTTGAGCAAGTTGTTGCTCGACCGCCTTGCGGTTCTTCGTAATGCTCTTGGTCACGATGTCCAGCAATGCCGCCTTTTCGTCTTTCTTCGCTCTTGGTTTGCGTGGTGTAGTCATTTATTCCCCTATGCTGATTGTCCCCGAGTAAGCAGGCTCAACCTCTATCGCGCTGGCAAATGGCGTTGTGGTCGCAATGTCGCCAGCAAACAATGGCGCTACGCTCGTAACGCCAAAGAATTGCGCCCGAGGTGGCGAATAGAACCGGATGCCGCCAAAGGCGTAATCATCGTAATCCGTGCCGAAATCAAGGTTGTAATCGCCATAGCGCCATTGATAGGCGGGCTTGGCAACGGCTGCGCCCGAGAGGACGAACCCGCCCGAACCCTTGTAGTAGCAGGTTTTGAGAATGCCCTTTCCCGTAAACTGCAATGCGAATCCGCTGCTGAATCCCTTGCTAAACCCACTGCTAAATGGATTCGCTGGCGAATCAATCGGCACGAACCGATACGAGGGCTTATCTGTTGCTACGCCTGAGAGGACGAGCCTGCCCGAACTCGTTGCCGGATACTTGGGCTTTGCGATGCCCTGAGAAGCATAGGAAAGCCCACCAGAGGCGATATAATCGTATGCCCTCTGATATATTGCTTTGCTGCCGAACGCCAACGAGCCAGAGCCACGAGCGTTGTAGGCGGTCTTTACGGCTGCGCTGCCTACGCTCGTTACCTTGCCGTTACCGGATTCCTTGTAGGTTGCTTGTTCAGTAGCGCTCGCGCCGGGAAACGCCCCGCCGTAATCATTGTTGAAATCGTTGTCAAAATCAGGCTCGTCATCAAAGGCAATTCCGCCCGAGCCAAGTAGGTTGAATCCTTGCTTAATGGGCTGGGCTGCACCAGAGAAAGCAAGAATGCCGGAAGCATGAAACGGGTAAGAGGGCTTGGCGTTTCCGCTCTTGGAAAGCACTATAGATGCAGGCAACGCCAGCCAATGAAAGCCAGCCGTTGCCGTAGCGTGACCGGTGGTTATCAGTTTCGCCACGCCAGCATTGTAGGCGTAAGTTGCTTTTTCCGAGGCGCTTGAGCCAAGATAACCAACGCTAAACCCGCTACTGAATCCCGAGGAGAATCCCACACGACTAAGCAGCACCTTACCCGATGCGACATAGGCATATAAAACCCAGTGCTTGACGGTTGCCGCGCCTGAATAGGCGATTGCCCCCGATGGCTTCCATTTGTAGGATGGCGTTTCTTTGGCGTGCTGGGAATAGGCAATGCTGCCCGATGCCTTCCAAGCGAAGTGAGGTTTTGATAGACCAGCACCAGAGTAGGCGAGTGAGCCGGAAGCAGCCCACTTGTAGGTTGCTCGGTCGATTGCCGAATGCGAATAGGTTAGCCCGCCAACGGGCAGATAATCATAACTTGGCTGCGATATTCCAGCGCCGGAATATAGGACGTGACCAGAGGCAGTATAGGAATCATGGACGGGCATCGTAATTATCTACGCCTGAGAATGCGCAAACAAACGGGTAGCAGGCAATTCCAGCCCACTACCCGTAGGTCACAGAAAGGTATTGGGGTTAGTTCGCGCCCAGAACTGGCGTAACGGTCACGCTGCCGCCAGCCGAAGGAATGTTGAATACGCTGGGGAATGCCTCTGCCCAAAGCAGGTTTGCGGATGCTGCATCGGTCACGTAATAGCCGTAAAGGTTATCCGCGCCCGTATAAGTGAACGTGACTGCGGAATACGTGGCGGTGGTCACGTTGCTCACGGTCGCAATCGTCCAAGTGGTTGAAGTGAGGGTTTGCGCGGCATAGCCAGCCCCAATTGATTCGGTATAGTTGCTCAGCGTATCGCCCTTGCTCGGGGTGTAGTTGTTATTGTAAAGGTGCAACTTGAGATTGCCGTTGGTCGCCGAGCCAACGATATACGCCAAACTTTTCTGGTCACCGATATTCGGAACTACGAGAGTCATGGATTGTCCTCACTAAATGCCTTTGCTCTATCTACGCCGGTCGCCAAACAATTTCCTGAGAGGCGTAGATAGAGTATTATGAGCAACAGAGCAACTTTACTTACCGAGTTCCCGGACAATACGAGTGGGGCAATCATGCCTTCCAACGTGCGTGATTTCGTGAACTCCGCCGTTCTCCCTCAAGACCTTGTAGCAGGGAGCAACATAACGATTACGCCCAATGGCACCCAGCAAACGATTGCGGCACCTCTCCCCAGCAATGTCACGACGCAAGGCAATACGTTCAACGGTGCAAATGAACTCGTCCAACTGGATGGTTCCGGCAACCTTACGCTTACGGCACAGAACATCACGACAAACAGCATTACCCTTACTGCTGCATCTGGCGTTATGTTGTGCATTCAGAATCAAGAGAATGTTCTCCAATCTACGGCAACTGGAACGACCGGTCAAATCATGTGGGGAACGAATAGCGGCACAACCTACTTGTATGTTTGCGTGGCTACTAACACCTGGCGTAGAGTGGCGTTGAGTTCGTTCTAAAGCCTCTTGGCGATTTCCTCAACTACGGCAACGGTCACGGCATTTCCCAGCATCGCAAATCTGCGATGGTCGCTAAAGCCTTCCGTCCAGCCATCGGGGAAACCTTGTAGGCGTTCCGCCTCTACTGGCGTTAGCGCCCTGCCGATGCTCAACAGGGTATGCCGTGAGTCCTGAACCGTGAGCGTTGGGGCAATGCCGCTTACATCGTAGATTACATTTCGCCGGTCGTATTTGTATTCGTTATGGATTTGTAAGCCGCTAATGCTGCCCGTTGTTGTGGGTTCAATCGGAAAGATGAGGCTGGCAAGTTTGTCTCTACGATGCCCGATAATGAACACTCTTTCCCGATGCTGGGGGATTGCGAAATTCGCGCTGTCAAGCACCTGCCATTCCACGCAATACCCCAGTTTGCAAAGCGTATCGAGGATTCGCCGGAATGTTCGCCCGCCCTCGTGCGTGAGCAGCCCCCGCACGTTCTCAAGGAAAACAACCTCGGGTCTTTTGCTTCCAACAATGCGGGCAATATCAAAGAAGAGTTGCCCACGCCGATCCTTGAAGCCTCTTCTTTTGCCTGCCATTGAGAAACTTTGGCAGGGGAATCCGCCGCAGAGCAACTCAAATTCTGGCAATTCCTTTTCTTTGATTTGCGTAATGTCGCCATAGTTGGGAACCTCCGGGAAGTGCTTTTCATAAACCTCTACGGCATGATGTTCTATTTCTGAGAACCCTATGCACTGGTGTCCGTAACGGGATAGGGCTAAATCAAAACCGCCGATGCCTGAGAAGAGTGATAGATACCGCATTTCCGGTATCTATCCAGCACCCTATAAGATTTTCTCTCTATATCTCTAATAGATAGGGCATGGAAGCAAAACAGGTGAATATCTTGCTGTCCGTTGAAGCCTTTGAGGCGTTGAAACGGAAGGCTTATGAGATGGGGGAGGGATCGGGGCGAATAGTGACCGTTACCGAGGTGGTTCGCCAAGCAATAGAGGAAATGCTTATTAGCGGGAGGACGGAAAAGAAATGAAGAACGTAGCGATACCGGAAGAACTCCATAGGCACATGGTCAAGTATGCCCTTATGAAACATGAAACCATACGGGCGGTAGTTGAGCAGGCTATTGCCGAGTTCACGGAATACGATTCAAGGCAACTGGCGGTCAAGTGGGTGCCGAAACCGCCTGTTGTCCCAAAGGACATTGAGGAAATCATCGGGGCTTCCCTCAGTAGCCCATCAGAATAACCCATCCCGTAGTAGCGTTGCCACTGGTAATGATGGGCATGGTTATTTGGGTCGTTGAAAGGGTTGGCGTAATAGCCGGTGTGCAGTTGTTTGCAACAATTACCGGCGTATTCGTGAATGCCGTTGTATAGGTTGTCGCCGATGTTGCCGTGTTGTAGTAGGCAGCACAATAAACGACCACAATCTTGAAGGCAGAGCCTTGCTGGGGCTGGAACCATTTGTAACTGCCGCCGGTTCCCGCTACGGTTGCGGGCGTGGCAGTGAACGCCTCGTATCCAGTAACGGTAAGATTCGTAAATGATGGGCTTGCCGGAACAGAGCCAGAATAGCCAGAGAAGCCACTGTAGCCCGAGTAGCCGGATTGTCCTGATTGACCACTGTAGCCAGAATAGCCACTATAGCCTGAGTAGCCAGAGCCAGAGTAGCCCGAGTATCCGGAGCCAGAGTAGCCAGAGAAGCCACTATACCCTGAGTAGCCCGATTTGCCAGAGTAGCCACTGAAGCCTGATTGTCCTGATTGACCACTGTAACCGCTGAAGCCCGATTGTCCTGATTGTCCACTATAGCCCGAGTAGCCAGAGGTTCCCGAGCCTGTCGCCCCTGTTGCACCACTGGCACCTGCCGCACCCGAGTAGCCACTAATTCCTGATGCGCCTTGAGCGCCCGAAGAACCACTACCGCCTGATGCACCTGTTGCGCCCGATTGTCCTGATTGACCGCTGTAGCCCGAGTAGCCAGATTTGCCAGAGTAACCACTGAAGCCAGATTGCCCTGATTGTCCACTATAGCCCGATACGCCTGCGGTTCCTGCTGAACCCGAGTAGCCAGAGTAGCCCATAAGAACCGATGCAGAAATCGTAATAAGCGGAAGTTGGCTGGTATCAATGGTGACGTTCGCCCCGGCGATCAAATCGGTAGGCGTCACTACGTTGTTGATTGCATCGTTGAGAACCTGCCGAAGATTGGCGGCAGTGATTGCCCCCTTGCCGGTCGTGGGCAGGTTGGTAGTGATGTCGCTTGAAAGATTGGATCGGTTCATGGTCATGGGATTCCCTCTACGATATGTAGATGGTCACGACCAAAATTGCCGAAAGGCTGGACGGCGGAGGCGTTGGGCAAGCCTGCCCGCAAGTGGGGGCAGGTAGAGGCTTTTCATTATTTCAAGGGACCGTTGCCCTTGAAGATAAACAGCCGCAACCCTTCGCTGTTGGTAAGCAGGCGGTCAAGGACGAAGAATCCTTGGCGACCGTCCTCCAAAACAATGCGGTTGGCATTCTCTCCGAACTTCACGAGCGCATCAAGTGGGAGGTTAAATTGCCCGTGCCAACTGCGAGGGCGACCGGACTTGGAAACCACCTCAAGTTCGATCAGAATGTTATCAGCGACGAGCGTATCATCTTTGTAGATTGACCCACGATAGGTTTCCATAAAAGCACCTTTCAGTTAGGTGAAAAACGATGTAAGCGTTGGCAGGCTATACGCCCGTTGCCTCGACCAGCAGCAAAATTGCCGATGCCGTGGCGTTGAGGGCGTATCGTGCGATATGGATGGGAACATTCGTTGGCGCAGCCCCCGCGCCGTGCGCGCTGAACTTGTTCCGCATGGTCGCAATCAGCATAAGGGGATCCTTGAAAAACGGCGGCATCCCCGATTCTCTGATGATTGTCTCCATCAGGGGCTTGGCGGTATCGGTTTGATTGAATGTCCAGCCTTTTTTGGTGCAAATAATCTTCATTACGCTTTCAAAAGCCTTGCCGCATTCCAAAATGCAGCCATTGTAATCGCTGTTCTTGAAATCCTCCCACGCCTCAAGGTATTCCTGGTTGGCGGTTGCCAAATCGGGATGAGCCAAGAGGGCAAGTGCCGGTCGCACTACGTTTTCATGGACGAGGGGCGCATTGATCGGGATAAGGTTGAGGGTGTTGATATCAAACTGGTATCCTACCCCGTTTTCTCGGAAACGATGATTGAGTTCACTGATGGTCTTTTTAACAACATCGGGCGAGAAGGGGTTTTGCGATAGCACGCAAAGCAGCCGCATTGATAATTCAATGATGCTGAGTGCCACTTGCGTATCATTGCCGTTAAGGAGTGCGTCCTCAATATCATCTTCGGGGCGTGCGAACGGATTGTTGGAAAGACGTTGCACGCCATGTTCACGACATACTGCCTCCCAAACTCGTCGAAGTTGGATGTTTTGACGCGCAGCCCATCCATCATCATCCTGATCAAACTTTTTCAACGTGTCGTTCCATAGCCAGAAAACTTGCGACCGCAACTTTTTCGGTATGGTTTCAGTTTGAAATACGTCCGGCAATGGCTGGTCACGCTTCCAAACAAGATCGTATATCGCCATGATTCTGAATCCGATGAGTTACGCCACTACCTTTTCTCCACCGGAATTGGCGAGAAAACTTATTACCCATCGGCAGTGGGGATCGGCGTGAGCGGGGCGGCAACGACGCTCAAGTAATCCGTTCCCTGATTCTGCCGCGCGTAACCCCCAAGATCAACGGGTGCGTTAATGCGGTGCAGCACGAGCGGCAAAACCGCAGCCCTCAAGAATGTTAATTGTATGGCAAAACGTCAAGAAAAACAGGGCATTGCTACGCCGCACAAGCGCTGGTATCATCATGGTGGGCATAGGGTTGCGCCCTCAAGCAGATTTGCCCCAGCAATTTGGCGCAACCAGCAGGAAGCCCCCGCTTACTGGGGATAAGACAAAAGGAAGATGATGTCCAACAACGGTCACCCACCTACGGTAGTTGATTTATTCTGCGGAGCCGGAGGAATGTCCCTCGGATTCGTTCGCGCGGGCTTCAAGGTGATTCATGCGATTGACCATTGGAAGCCAGCAGTCGATACCTACCGAGCGAATCTCGGCGATCATGTGGTTGAAGAGGAAATCTCGGACGGAATCCAACTGCCCGCATCGACCGTCATTGTTGGCGGTCCACCTTGTCAAGGTTTCTCCTCTGCTGGACGTAGAGAGGATGACGATAAGCGTAACTCACTTGTTTCGGTCTTTGCACGACTCGTTGCGGGTCTCAAGCCAAAGGCTTTTGTATTTGAAAATGTTGAGGGGTTCTTTACTGGCGCGGGTGGGCGTTTTGTCGTGGATCTTCTTACCCCCTTGCTGGAGGCTGGCTACCGAATCCACTTGCGGAAGATCAATGCTGCAAATTATGGGGTGCCGCAGCATCGGAAACGAGTTATTGCTATCGGCGGCTTAGGATGGGATCCGTCATTTCCTGAACCCACGCATACGGCACACGGCGCACCCGGTTCGCATTTGGCTGCACAAGAATTGCCGCTCACGCCCTCGCTATTTGAAGCCCTCGAAGGACTCCCGCCGCCATCGGAATCCGATCCGGGTGTTTTGCCCGATCATGTTGCCAAGCCAATCGAAGGGCTGGACTTGGAAAGAGCCAAGAGCCTGAAGCCTGGTCAATGTATGCGTGACCTTCCCGAGAATCTGTGGCACGAAAGTTATCGGCGGCGCGCATTCCGTCGTGTCATGGATGGCACGCCAAGTGAGTGCAGAGGCGGTGCGCCGTTCGGGCTGCGGCGGCTAAGACCAGACCAACCTTCAAAAGCCATCACGAGTGGTGCGCTGCGAGACTTCATTCACCCGCACGAGAATCGCACTTTCACTTTGAGGGAATGCGCTCGCCTCCAAACATTTCCCGATGATTTTGTCTTCGCCGGATCGAAGGCAGATCGAATGCTCATCATCGGCAACGCTGTCCCGCCTCTTCTGGCGGAACACATTGCCCGTCACCTGCTCGCAGGCATCGCCGCCGCAGAGCCCCGCCACTCATCAGGCAAACTGCTGAGTTTCGTTCCAACATTCTCATCGGGCTTGAGTCCGGCTCTTGAAGCCGTAGTCCAAACCGTCAAGTCCCGTTTTTGCGACACGACCAAGACCAGGAAGCAGAAGGCACTATGGGATTAA